CACCCTGTGTGGTCTTACAGAAACTTTTATATGCTAGACAAAGCATCCATTAGTAGTTGGAAAGGTAGAGAGAAGCCGCCTTGGTGGAATGAAGATCTAGCCGACTATGATAAACGGATTTCAGGACAATAACATGACAGACTGGACAAAAAGATACAATAAACTTATAGATGCTTACAAAGCTCCTTCTCATAAAATTGGTTACACTGAAAATCACCATATAGTACCTAGGTGTTTTGGAGGTTCTGATGAAAGCCATAATTTAGTAAGCCTCCCTCCTCGAGCACATTTTTTAGCACATTATTTTCTAATGAAGTTGTATAAAGGCACTTCAAAGGAGGGCGCAATGGTACTAGCATTTACTATGATGAATGTTGGGCACGGAGATAAGCGAAAGTTAAGTCCTGCAGCAAGCCGGTTATACGACTCAGCAGCAAAACAAAAGAGTAAAACCATGTCTCTTCTACAAACTGGAAAGGGAAATTCTCATTATGGAACAGTCTGGGTATATGACACTAGAGGTTTTACAGACTTTAAATATAGAATTAATGATAGAATAAAGAAAGGAGACAAGCTACCCGAACACTATGCCTTTGGTAGAATAACGCCTGATAGTAAGTGGGAAGGGGCAGGAGTCGGTTTAGAATATTGGAGTTGTCAAAACTGTGGCAATAAGTTTACTCGAAAAACAGGTAAAGTAAAAACCAAACGAACAAAAAAATGCCAAACATGTATACACACTCCTAAGCCTAATAGAATAACAAAATACAGACAAGAGTTTATAGATGCGTATAAAAAATTCGGCTCTCAGAACCAAGCCTGTAAAGCCATAGGAATATCTTACGGCTCTAAAGGGGACATGGCTAAACACGGTAGAAAAGTTTTAGAAGAAGAAGGGTTACTACAACCATTGAAAAGGACAATAACATGACAGTACGACTTATATCATCATCACACGATAATCTGATTGAAGAGATCGCTATGATGGCTAGGGTGTCTAATCCTAGTAACCAAAACAATAGTAAAACTTCTGAGAAGTTAGTAAAGTATCTAATCAAACATAAGCACTGGAGCCCATTTGAAATGGTGTCTCTTACGCTAGAGATTGATACTACTCGTGACATCGCACATCAGATAGTGCGCCACCGTAGCTTTGCTTTTCAAGAGTTTAGCCAACGGTACGCCGACCCTGCGGCGATGGGCTTTCCATTTGAATTACGAGAAACTCGTATGCAAGATGAAAAGAATCGCCAGAACAGTGTAGAAACTGAGGACGAGAACCTGCATCACATGTGGGTACAACAGCAGAAGCGTGTTATTGATGTTGCAGACGGAGTATATAAATGGGCAATTGGAGTAGGTATTGCAAAAGAACAAGCTCGAGCAGTACTTCCCGAAGGTCTCACAAAGAGTAGGCTTTATATGGCGGGGACGCTACGCTCATGGATACATTATGTTGATGTGCGTACAACCCCAGGAACTCAGAAAGAACATCTAGAAATTGCTCGCCAATGTGGGCATATTATCGAGCCTTTCTTTCCGATGATGAAGGAATTTATACATGACTGATAGATATATTAACGAGGCTCCTAGTGGAGAAATGCCTAAAATGCGTCCAGCCAATGCGCTAGACAAGCAAGAAGGCGGCTCTCACTATGACTTGCCTATACAACCTCTTGAGTATATTCATGCAAACAAGCTAGGGTATATTGAAGGTAATATTATTAAGTATGCAACTCGACATCGAAACAAGAACGGTGTAGAAGATATAAAAAAGATTATACACTATTGCGAATTACTATTGGAGTTAGAATATGCGGAAGAATGTAAAGAAGAAAGATCACGAGAACCTAACAGCGAAGAACATAGAAAAAGTGAAATCTCTTTTAAACCCTGGCTCCATAAGCGATAAACCCATAACTAAAAAAGAGGCGTGCGATATTCTAAATATCTCGTACAACACAACACGCCTACAAAAGATCATTGAAGAGTATGACGAAAGAAAAGAGTATACCAAAAAGCGTAAAGCAGGTCTGCGGGGTCGTCCGGCGAGTGATGGCGAAATCGCTGAAGCGTGCTCGAGTTTCCTCGGAGGAGATACTATTTCAGATATCTCAAAGCGGCTCTTCAGAAGTCCATCCTTTGTACGATCTATTCTCGAAAGAGTTGGCGTCCCGTCAAGACCGAGTAACAAAGAAGAAAGATTAAACACTCACTACTTTCCAGATGAGTGTGTATCTGAAGACTTTAGTCTCGGAGAGATTGCATGGTCAGCACAGTATCATAGTACAGTAATTGTTAAAGGAAGACTGACTCCTGAGTATCTTGCAAGCAAGCCAGGAATGACTTCTGTAAACTACGAGGATAAATACGGATGCCCTTGCTATGCAATTTATGTAGTACAGAAAATAGAGAGCGAAGATACTTATTTTTCCAACGTACAGTCAGGCGGTTTTAGCGCGTATGCTCCGGCATATGAACTAGGCAAGCTGACTCACTTGGAAAAGTATGGGATAAATTTGGAGAGGATATAAAAAATATTTCTTGACATCTTGCTTATATTTTGGCATAATAGTTTTTCAAATATGAGAGGAAGCGAATGGGCGACCGATTTTACATGCAACAACTAGAACGAACAGGTTTTGCACCTGGACTTAAAAACACTAACAAAAGGAAACGAAGAATGGCTTGGGATGACGATAAAAAAGCACAAGCAGTAGCAATGTACGAAGAAGCAGAACCAACTCCAGAGACCAGCATGGAGATTGTAAAAGATATTGCAGAAGAATTAGACGAGTCACCTAACGGTGTTCGTATGATCTTAACAAAAGCTGGCGTTTATGTTAAGAAGACACCCGCTGCTAAGTCTAGTGGTGGTGCAACCGCAGGTGGAGGAACCACAAGAGTTTCTAAAGCTGCTGCTCAAGAAGCTCTTATTGCTGCTTTGGGCGATGCAGGTCAGTCTGTTGACGAAGAGATTATCTCTAAGTTGACTGGTAAAGCCGCACAATACTTTACTTCAATTATTACAACAATAAACGAAGCGTAAAACTTTACCCTGCTAGATTCGTCTAGCGGGGTATTTTTGTATCTGTAGAAATCACCTTGACGTAAGTAGGTTCACAATAAAGATTGCTGAAATACTACCAAGGAGCTATAGTGAAAAAGCAAGAACTAGCACAATTAGTGCACAACTATGGAGACGCTGTAATTACTTACCGCAGTGAACATTCCAAAAAACTAAAGTACAATGTTTGTACGTTAGACTTCTCTACTCCCTATATTCAAAAGAAGAAGAATAGGGCGAAAGAAACAGAGGATACACTTCTTTTCTTTTGTTGGGATACTGACTCATATCGTTTACTCAGACCCGCAAATGTGTCTAGTGTAGTACCTCTATCTTCTATTTTAAAAAATGAGAGGGTATAATGGAACTTCATCAAGCGCCCGAAGCTTACTCTCGTGTTATTCACTATGATCAAGTAAAAGAAATCCAGGTAAGACTTACTATTAACACCTTCAGGGGTGTTGAGTATATACATCTTAGAAAGTATTACATGGACTTTACTGAAGAATGGAAACCTACACCGGAAGGAGTAGCAATGCCTCTAGACCTTAGTAACTCAAAAGAGTTGTTTATAGGTTTAACAGAGATACTTTCCTTAGCAGAGTCTAAGGAGTTAATAAAAGAACATTTTTCAGATTTAATAGAGGATCTGTATAAATAGTTCTTGACAATCTTCCTAAAGTTCCGTATAATATCTTTTCAAATTTAGGAAAAGTATATGCAAGAGTTTTTAGACAAGATGAGCGAGTTGTACTATGAAGGCACACCTGCCATCTCTGATGCAGAGTTTGACCTCCTAGCGGAGAAACACAACTACAACCAAGTGGGTTACATTGTTACAGACGCGATTTCGCATGTGTACCAGATGTACTCCTTGCAAAAGTGTTTTGATATTACTAAAGCTCCTCTTGACGTAAACTCTTGTGTAGTTACTCCTAAATTAGATGGAGCAGCCGTCTCTTTGCTATATGTAGATGGCAACCTTGAACTCGCCCTCACTCGTGGGGATGGTATTCAAGGTAGAGACATAACTGATAAAATGCGTATGCTAGTCCCTACGGAGATTAGACGTACTGACTTGATTCAGATAACAGGGGAAGTTGTTGCCCCTAGCAGTATACCAAATGCGCGTAACTATGCCGCAGGCTCACTAGGTCTTAAAAGCCTAGACGAGTTTGCTACTCGCCCCTTACGGTTTGTAGCCTATGATGCGAGTCCTCGGCAAGCCTCTTCTTACGAAGGGACTATGACTATCATGAAAATGATGGGTCTACGAGTAGTTACAGAATTCGATTGTTCCGACTATCCAACGGATGGGTTGGTCTACAGGTTGCAAGACTCAGTTGAATTTGAACGCTTGGGGTATACATCTAAACACCCCCGAGGTGCCTTTGCTCTGAAAGAACAGGCAGAGGGGGTGAAGACAACTCTTATTGATGTAGTGTGGCAGCTTGGTAAAAGTGGTGTTGTCAGTCCAGTAGCGATCCTAGATCCTATTGAAATTGGCGGAGCCACAGTTTCCAGAGCTACCCTACACAATATTGAGTACATACGCGACCTAAACCTAGAGATAGGATGTCGAGTATCTGTCATAAGGTCGGGGGAGATAATTCCTCGCATCATTGGACGTGTTGAAAAATAGTTCTTGACAGAAACCTTAAATATGCGTATAATACTTATTCAATTTCAGAGGAATACAAATGACTAAAATCGAAGCTCCAACAAACTGCCCTAGCTGCAGTTCGGTGTTAGAAGACGTCAACTATCTTCTGTATTGTAGAAATCCGCATTGCGGAGAAAAAGTTCTCAAACTTATCGAACACTTTGCCAAGACTCTGAAGATTAAAGGTCTCGGACCTGCAACAGTAGCCAGACTAGATATTGTCTCCCTAGAGGAACTTTATTCTTTGACTTGTGACGAAATTGCAGACCAGATCGGATCTGAAGTACTCGCGGTAAAGTTAGTAGATGAATTGAATCGCTCTAAAACTGCACCACTAAATGTATTATTACCCGCCTTCAGCATACCGCTGATAGGTAAATCAGCCTCGGAAAAGCTTTCCAAAGTCTGCATTGACATTGAAGAAATAGACTACGAATTGTGCCGACAGGCAGGACTAGGGGATAAGGCAGCGACTAACCTTTGTAAGTGGATAGACGAAGACTTTTATCAAGTATCGCTGTTACCGTTTAGTTTTAAGTTTGAAAGATATACACAACCAACCACAACCCACGGCACTGTTTGTATTAGTGGTAAACTTACCAGTTATAAAACGAAAGCCGAGGCTCATAACAAACTTCAAGAGCTTGGTTATGTGGTCAAAACAAGTTTGACAAAAGATGTCACAATTTTGGTAAACGAAAGCGGAGTAGAATCCGCTAAAACTAAGAAAGCCAGAAATGCTGGCGTTCAAATCATAACTAACCTTTTAGAATTTATTGGAGAATATAATAATGGCACTACCTAAGTGGACTGACGAGCGTACAGACGCTCTTACTAACTTTGTAGGTGATGAATCACCTGTATCTCAAGCAACTGTTGCAGAAGCAGCAGGTGAACTTGAAACCTCTACCCGTTCTATCTCTAGCAAGCTGCGAAAGATGGGTCACGAAGTAGAACTGGCTTCTGCCAGTGCAACTCGGGCGTTTAGCGATGCTCAAGAAGCAACTCTCTCTGCTTTTGTTTCTGACAACAGCGGCGAGTACACTTATGCTGAAATCGCAGGTCATTTCGAAGATGGCGCTTTTTCACCTAAGTCAATCCAAGGCAAAATCTTGTCTATGGAACTAACAGGACACGTTAAGCCTGCTCCTAAAGTTGAAGCTGTACGCACGTATAGCCCAGCCGAAGAAGTCACCTTTGTATCTATGGTACAAGACGGTGCTTTCGTAGAAGCAATCGCGGCTGAACTAGACCGTTCTGTAAACTCTGTTCGTGGTAAAGCTCTTAGCTTGCTTCGCTCTGGAGAGATTGATGCAATCCCTCGTCAAGAGACTACCAAAGGCGCTTCTAAAGAAGATCCATTGGCTGAGTTGACTGACATCGGTAGCATGGGCGTTGAAGATATCGCTGAAGCGATTGGCAAAACTGCTCGTGGCGTCAAGACTATGCTAACTCGTCGTGGCCTTTCAGCCGCTGACTATGATGGCGCAGCTAAGAAAGAAAAAGCATCTGCTTAATCTGTCTTAGTTTTTAAAGGCAGGCTCTACGGGGTCTGCCTATATCTTTAATTTCGGGGGAAATTTTTTTGAACATCGCAAGTGCGTTGATAAAGCAAGTGCTCGCGCTCCAAGACTTTCAGACTTGGAGTGTCACGCATAGGCATTATTTGCCGAGTGAGTATCATAGCCTGTATAAGGTTATCGATAAGCACTGTGAAGATTTTCATAAAATGCCCACGATTGAAGATTTAAAGTTTGAGATTCGGGACTCAGGTACTCGCGAGAAGCTATATGCTATCGAATCAGTAGAGGTGGATGCAGATCCGCATATGCTGTTAGAGTACCTGAAGAACGAATATACTCAAAAAGAAATTCTGGATTCGCTAGAAGATTATGTAGAGAACTCTGTTGCATTCGAGAATGCTCAGGAATCTGTAAATCATCTTCACCAAATCGTACTCGATGTCGAAGACAAGGTTGATTTGGAAGACCCGCAGGAAAGTATGCAACGTATTGAACTGTTCGAACCAGAAGAAGATTTAGCTAAGTACATGAAACTCGGACTCAATGAAGAGTATGATTACGAAATACAGTTCTCCCCCCGAGATCTTGTTATGGTTGGTGGTCGTCGAGGTGCTGGTAAATCTGTCATCTGTGCAAACATTGCTAATGCAGTGTATGCCAGTGGTAAGTCGGCTATGTATTTCACTATTGAAATGGATAGTCGTTCTATCTTACAAAGATGCTGTTCCATCGCTACTGAAGTTCCCTTTGCTCGTCTACGTACTCAAAACTTGAGTATTACCGAGTGGGAGAAAGTAGCAACTTGGTGGGCAGCTCGTTATGTTGATGGGCAAGACCGCTTGAAGGAGTATAATACACATCGTGACTTTAATAAGTTGCACACATCACTAAAGACACAGCATGAGCTTCTCCCGACTCAACAGCTGGACGTAGTGTATGACCCTGCACTTACTTTATCCAAGATTCGCGCAGAGCTTGACAAAAAAGTTAAGCCCTTGAATGTTGGTGTCATTATCGTAGACTATATTAATCAGGTAAAGCGGTCGAGTCTCCCTTCTCGTGGAGGGCAGTATGACTGGACAGAACAGATTGAAGTAAGTAAAGCACTGAAATCTATGGCACAAGAGTATGATTGTACAGTATTTTCACCTTATCAGACAGATGCAAGTGGTGAAGCTAGATTCGCTAAAGGTATTCTTGATGCGGCAGATGCTGCATATTCACTAGAAACCTGGGATCACGAAGATGCGTGTATTACGCTGAACTGTGTAAAGATGCGATCAGCCTCCATGAAGTCGTTTACTTCACAAGTAGACTGGGATAGCCTAAAAATTGGCCCTGAGTCTGCACTTACTCCTAAAGAAAAAGAAGATTCTTCGCACAAAACCGGCGAAGAAATTAATGATCTTTAAAAATATTTCTTGACATCTTACCTTCTTTTGCGTATAATATACGGATACTTTAAAGGGGAAAAGCATATGGCAATTACATTTGGCAGTTTACGACATACCACTTCTGGTAGGAAGCGTAAGCCTTTGCCCAAAGCAAAACAGTATACACCTGAATTCAAAGAGTTAGAAACAAAGGCTTCTTATAGACGAGAGACTCCTTACTACCCTTCTGCAAAAGCGAAGAGTACTTATATTTCTGCTCCAGATAACTCTTACAAAATAGAAGAGTCTAAAAATTTTACGATTGCTCCTGCGTATAACAAAGGTGCATATCAAGTTATAAACAATACAGATATTAAGGACATTGGTCGGTGACAGTAGAAGAACTACTAACTTCTAGACAAGTATATTTTATACCTAAGGGCGGAGACTGCTTAGTTAGCTGTCTTAACCCTGAGCATCCTGACCGTAATCCTAGTATGCGTGTTGATCGTATAACAGGAATATTTCAGTGTTTCTCTTGTGGTTTTAAGGGAAACATTTTCACCTATTTCGGGGAGAAGGCAAACCACTTACAAGTAAGACGAGAACTACTCAAAAAGAATATTAGAGAAAAAAGGTCTGAAAGTGTCGGGTTGTCTTTTCCCCGAAATCTATCTAGTTATTCAGGTAACTGGAGAGATATTAAACCCGAAACGTATAAAAGATTTGAAGCGTTTCAACACCCTGACTCTGATTATATAGGAAGAATTAACTTTCCTATAAGAGATATATCAGGTCGTATCGTAGCCTTCAACGGTCGTCACACAACTGGAGGAACGCCTAAGTACATGATCTCGCCTGCGGGTGCGAAGATGCCTCTGTTCCCTATAGTAGATCCGATACAAGGTTCTGTTATATTAGTAGAAGGTATATTTGATATGATAAATCTTCATGACAAAGGCTTAACTAATGCTATGTGTTGTTTTGGTACAAAGAACATCAATGAAGATAAGCTAGGAATGCTTTCCATACAAGGTGTGGAAGAGGTAATAGTTTTCTTCGATGGAGATGATGCCGGACAAGACGCTGCAAAGATAGTAAAAGAAATGATTGAGCGAGTAGGCTTAACATCAAGAAACGTAGCGTTAAAGGGCACAGATCCTGGAGCGTTACCCATAAAATCAGTACAAACACTAAAGAGTAAATTATATGCCTAAAGTTGCATTAGTAGAAACTAAACCAAGTAGAACAAATTTTAAGAAAGAATTTGATGATGAGTTCGAGTTCGAGCAATTTCAGCTCTGCTCCGACCCAAATATTAAAAAAGTATTAAAGCGAGACTGCGACATTGATATGAATCCAGACGAATACGATTGGATAATTCTTGTCGGCAGTGATGCGCTCAAATACTACACACCGATTAATTCGGTAACAGAATACTCCGGCAAGAAAGTAGAGGAAAAGTTCTTGCCTATTATTAACCCTGCCATGCTAGCGTTTAAGCCAGAAGCACAACGCACATGGGATGACTCCAAGCAAAGCATACTAGAGTATATAACTGGTGATAAACAAGACACAGTAATTACAGAGTATAACGCTTGGGGCATACAAGATACAGAGGAAGCAAATGATTTTATTCGCGCTGCTATTTCTGCCCCTTTGCCTTATGTTGCTCTTGACTCGGAAACAACCGGATTATATCCACGC